CCCATAACTAACGCGTAGATAGCCGGTGCTGCGCTGTTGTCCGAGTTGGTGGTTATAGTCTCCCCACTACCTGAGGCCTGTGTTCCCTTGATCCGGAAGCTAATGCCTCTGCCGCTATACTTCTTCTCGCTGCATATGAAGTTGCCCAGTGACGGTATATCCACTGAGCTCAAGCCCCAATCGTTAAGGAGATCCCTTTGGAAGGTTTTGGTCAGGATCAGCATTAGCTCAGTTACGGACATGTCGAACCTGGATATATCGCAAGAGAAGTATAAGACTCGCCTCCCCTGCCTCATGATACCGCCGACATCATCCCCTTGGACTATGATCGCCCAGGGCTCGAAGCCTGTTCTGACGTGTGTGTAAGCTTTCAGCCACCATAAGGTTAGATCTGAGCTGTTCATACCGGGTGCATAAGCTACCCGGCCTGAAAATGCTAACTTGTGGACCTCATTAAGATCAGAGCAGATCACAGAGAACTCGACGCGCCTATGCTTACCTAGGACCGATATAATGCGTGGGTCTAATTTTCCCTTGAGCTCAATAGCCTCGGAGCCATTCCAGACTGCCAAGGCCTCTTCGTTTCGGGCGTCCATGACGCTCTTCTCGATCTTGATCATCATATCGTACGTCCGTTCGGGCTCCTCGCTGAAGTACGCGTCCATAAGGTCGGCGCGCTTGCTGAGGGGGAAACGCTCGGCCCACTCATCTTCTGTAAGTATTTGGTTGGGTCCAGGCCTGTATATGTAAGCCTTCTGCCACCTGTCAGACCTCATGTATCTGTGTGCGGCAGGCCATATCTTACTCACGGCCGCATCCCTCTTAGCCTCGTCCGCTGCGTACTCCTCGGGTGTGCTGTACAAAGGGGGGATGCCAGCCACTCTGGCTGTTATACCTCTACGCAAGTTGTGAATGCAACTGGAGAAGCAGAAGACCGGGTAACGGCTGCAAGCCGGTCCCGCCACCCTGTACCCTGGGCGACCACACTTATCATCATGTAAGCTGGCAAAACTGTGGGCCCCGCCTAGTGCTTTGAAATCCTTGATAGCGACACCAGGCCTGCAATCCTTGAGTGGGAGTTGTCTGGTGCAGATGGATAATATGCTGGTTCCTAACTCAGTGCTACACTCACCCCTAGCAGCTTCCTCCATGGTGAACACCGTTTTCTGGGCCTTGAGCTCTGGGCTCTTCACCTTAATAATCTTCCAAATTAGAGCTAGGATAATGGAGCCGACGACTGGAATCCAGGAATAACCGCTCATCTGGCCTATCATGTATTTGGAGTATCCATTATCATCCAGGAAGAATATCAGCCTATTGACAAGGGAGTGCGCCACTATAGATGTTAGTAGGGC